ACCCCGATGTGTACACAGTCACGATCGCTATCTGGAGCCCCACCGGTACAGGCGGCGGATGGGCGGCGGTGCTTCGTCGCGGGTCGCAGACCGCAGACCGAGGCGGACACGCGTGCAGGCTGACGGCGGTGGAGATGGAGCAGACGGCGAGAGCCCTAATCTCCAGCTCGCTCACAGGGCGTACGCATCGTTTCTGTGCCGCCGGGAGTGTGGATTACGATAGGGCGCTGCGGCTCGCTAGGGGGCACGCAGAGACGCCTGGGTGTGATTGGTTGGTCAGGCCTGAGCCGATGCCCAAAGCGGGCTAGGCGGGGCTGCAGGAGGGCTGGAGATGACCGAGGATGATGACGAGCGCCCGTGCCCCCGATGCGGGGAGCTAACGAGCAGGGACGACCTCTGTTACGACTGCGGCATAGAGGCGGTCATGGACCAGAACAGGTGCAAGCACTGTGGCCGACACATATGGAACAGTCGCGGGGCGATGATTGGACTCGCCCCCTATGACCACGCGCCCGAGTGTCCGGTGCGAAGTAGGTGGGACGCATGACCCCCCGCGAGAAGGCGGTTCGAGAACTCGCCGCCGAACTGCACTTTCACGCGAAACGAATGGGCAACCTCTCGATCGATGCGATCGCCTTCGACGAGAACACTCCGGACTTCGCCCGATGGATGTCGTACGCTGACGAGTTCATGCGCGCTCGAGGCCTCGTCGCCATCGACCCCGAGCTGGTGCAGGCGATCGACGACGCTCCGGCCACCGAGCCGACGGGGTGCAGTGAGGACAATCACTGGTGCGGCAAGGATGGTCACTGCGCGCGATGCCTCGCCAAGTGGGACCTCGCCGACTCCGTGCTGGAGCAGCTGAAGTGACCACAGGCTTCCGCATCGACATCCCCACCAACCTCGTCCTGGCAGCGTTCAAGGCGCGTGCGGAGTATGGCGACTCCGTGTTCGAAAATACATACGACCAAGGCACCGAGACCGACTACGGCACCGCGTGCCGAGCACTGGTGGCTCACGTGCTCGAGCGGGCGTATGGCAAGTGCTATGGTCCAGTGAGCCCGTACGACGCTGGCGCGGAGCCAGTAATTGAGTGGACCGGTACGGCCTGGCACGGGAAGACGTACGAGGTCACTGGATGGCGCGCCCGATGACTATCATCGACCAGCTCTATGCACTCGCGCACAAGCTCAAGAACACGGAGCGATGCGTGTCCTCGATCTACGAGGGCCGCCCGTGCGTGACCAAGGAGGTGCGCTGGGTGGGCAGGGAGCTAGCGCGAATTGCCGGCCAGATTTCCACTCTCAACCGGGACGTCGAGTATCGCATTTACGAGGTCCGTAAAGCCGAGCGAGACCCCGGCCTGCTCGGGCACCGTCTCACCGCGGCCAAGGTCCGGCTGGCGGACGAAATCCTGCGTGCGCACGCCCAGGTAACCCCGCACCACACCGCTGCATCCAGGTCCGATGTGCGATGACGACTATCCGCCTCCGTGCCCTCGCGGCAACGACGCCGCCCAGTGCGACGAGAGGTGCGCTTGCGGTCACCTATGCCGCGAGCACGACTCGATGCTTAGCGGGAGTGTGGGCGACTGCGGCCTGTGCTCGTGCCCACTTTTTCGCATCTTGAATTAACGCCACCGACCCCCGTCTCCCCTGCACCCAGGGAGGGAACCTCAGATGTCTAAGCTCACCGTGTTCGTTTCCGCGCTCGTTTGCCTCTCCGCCGTGGCCTGCAACGAAGACCCTGCGCCCCCTGCGCCCATCTCCAGCAACCACTGGTCCGTCACCGCAGCCCCCTGCACGCTCACGCAGGGGCCCGACGACTCGCAGCACTACTTCGCAGACCTCGCTTACGAGGGTCGGTCGAAAGCCGACCTGGCGCGTGCGAGCGCTATCCGCTGCACCCCGGGCGAGGAGTACTGTTTGGCGCTCCCTGTGACGCTGGTGCGGGACGGCGCGCTGCGGGTGATGTGTAACGGCGCGGGGGAGACTGTGACGTTTTCGGTGCCGCCGGGGTGGTGACAGCGTCGTAAGTTCCCCCTCGCTGGGGCGTTACACTCCTCCCCCAGAGTGTACGCCTTAGCCGTCAAAGAACTTTCTTGGTACTTCCACCTCGGCGACTACGAGTGTGAGCTGGAGTTCGCCTACCGCGCTATGCCCTATCGCGAGGATGTGCCGGACCTCCAGCTACGCGCCGTCGCCAAGCACAGACGCATCCGACGCAGGCTGTCCTTGCTCCCCGAGGGGTATGCCGACGTCATCGCGGCTGCGTTCGAGTGTCGCAGGTATCCCGAGAGCGGGGGCACGTACGAGGGTATCGACCTCGCCCCGCTCGTACGGAGGCTGCCCGAGGGTGCGGACGCTAGGGGGCTGCTGATTGAAGCGCTCGCGGCGTATGCGGGGGAGACCGAGGGCCCGAGCGGCGGTGAGTGGATGGGAATGGAGGCGGCGTGAGACCTGAGGACGCTCTGATTACGTGGGCCCGCCACACCTACCGCGACCACGGCCCCTACTGGCTGGAAGCGGCTATCGCTGATTTCGAGTGCGTGGCAAGAGGGGGGACGGTGGGGCGATGGGACTGCTAAGGGCTGCACTCGGTATCGCATCGTCGGTGTTCGGAGCCTTCGTCTTTTCGAAGCTCTGGGCCTGGTTCGTAGCCAGCAAGTTCGGACTCCCGACTGTCGGAGTAGCTGAGGGTTGGGGCCTGATGATGGTGATTGCGTTCCCTCACGTTGCCAAGTGGTCGCACGATGCTGTTGAGAAGACAGCACATGGTCAGGCGCTGACCGAGGCACAACTTTCAATCGCACGAAGCGTCGGCACCGCCTGCGCCTACGCCATCGCCATCGGTCTCGCCTACGTCCTGACGGTGGTGCGATGAAGCTCACACCCAACATGCTTCACCTCATCTCCGATCTGCTGGAGATGGCGGCCGAGGAGTTTAGCCGCCACGGCTGTAACGACTTCGACCTCTCCGAGTGGCTCGACCCCGATGAGCAACAGAGCTTCGTGCGCGGGTTTCATGAATGGAACGGAGACCCAGAGGAATTCAACCCTGAACGCCCGGAGATGGGCGACTCGTGTGTGATGTCGTACCTGTCTGGGTTGTTCTACGACGCTGCGGAGAAGGCCAAATGCTCGCAGCGGTGAGTCTCTTTGCGGTTCAGTACGCAATCCACTGCATCCTCGGGCATTACCTCGACGGGCGGATTCGCTGGTACGCGTACGCTCTGATCGCTGCGGCCCACGCTGCCATTGCGGCACTTGTTTACGGAGTCATCGCGTGAGCGTCATCAAATCCGAAAAGCACCTGCAGCACATGCGGGGCTACGTGTGGAAGATGTGGCAGACCCCTAAGCGTGGGGGCCTCAACGACTTTGAGGAGTTCTTCTCGCGCGTGCTCCTGCGCCTGCACGAGGAGCCTACGCGGATGCTCAGACACATCTGCCTAAACGTCCTGCGCGACATGAATCGCGACCTGAAGCGCGATGCCGAGCTGGCCGCAGATCTGTCGTTCCAGAGCCAGCGCCCGTCGACCGGGGACGTGTTGCCCGCAGACTTCCAGGTGCCGACCCCGAAGCAGCACGGGGGCGCTCGGAAGGGCGCAGGGCGACCGCGGAAGAAGCCGGAGGCGGCGTAACGTATTCAAGTTGGCTAGGGCGTTATGCAGAGGGAGCCACTTACTTTCTGGCCCGCGCCTCCCTCCTCCCTGGGTCAGACGGTTACGCCTCAAACCGCAGTCGCACGGCGGGCCCGCAGCGACGTGAGGCACTAATTACAGCGGCAGCGACGGACTCGAAAGGTGCACAGGCCTATCGAACGGCCGAGTGCAAAGGTGATGGATATCGCCCCGCCTGAGCCCCTGACAGCATTCGAGTACTGGGATGCACTTCGACGCCGATGGTTGCACGACCGTGCAGCAGAGAGTGGACTATCTCGTTCGACTGATGAAGGACGGGATGTATGTCAAACGCAAGACCGCGCGCGAACTTGCACCCATCTGGAACGTGGAGCCAGGGACGGTGGTCTACTACGCCACCCAGGCGAGCAGGATCCTCCGGTTCGACCCTGAGAAGCGCGAGGAGTACCGCACTACGCTGCATGAAATAGCGCAGGGCGTGATGCTCCGGGCCATCTCCGAGGAGTCGAATGTTACGGGGCTGCCCGACTGGCAGGCAGCACTCAAGTCCATCGAGCTTGCGGCCAAGTTCGCCGGTATCGAGCTGAACGCACCGCAGGGGGGCACTGTGGCGCGACCCGCAGTGCAGATTACGATTGTTGACGCAGACGCTGTCGTTAGCCCGCCCGCAGATGGCGGCGCTGAAGGCTCTAAACCCGAATAGCACCGTATGCATCCCCTGGGGACGCGGTGGCGGTAAGAGCTACTTCCAGCGGCTTGCGTGGTACCTCACGGTAGCCAAGTGGGACGGCCGCAGACGACCCGGAGCGCCCACGACGGGCGTCCGCATCGTGCTCGTGATGCCGACGCTCGAGCAAGCGAAGAAGGTTCACGCCACGCTGATGCTCGACGAGCTGTCAGACCCCGAGAAGTGGGGCTGGCTGGGCGGGGTGGTCAACAGGACCGAGTGGCGGGTTACGTTCCCAGGTGGCAGCTGGATTCAGTTCGTTACCGCGGAGCGCGCGAAGAACATCCGCGGCCTCCGCTGCGACTTCGTCTGCGTAGACGAGGCGGACGACGTTGACCCAGAGATTCTGGACGCAATTGTCGTCCCCTGGTTCTCCGAGCCGCACTCACTGCGCATGGTCCTCATCGGGGGCACGCCCACCCGAGGCCGACACGGGCTGCTGTACCGGACGCACAGACGCGGGCAAGAGCGCGAGTTCTTCGACCATCACAGCTTCCACGCCTCCTGCTACGACTTTCCCAAGTTCGTCGACCCTCTAGCGGTCGAGAAGGCGAAACGCGAGACCCCTCCGGCGCTGTTCAAGCGCGAGTGGTTGTGCGACTTCGATGCGGCTGAGGGGCTTGTTTACGGTGACGTCTTCTCGGAGGCGTATCACATACGGGCGGTGCCGCGCGGCACTGAGTTCAGCAAAATCATCATCGGCGTGGACTGGGGTTACGAAGACCCCGCCGTTATGTTGCCTGTGGGTGTGACGGGTTCTGGTGCCGAAATCCAGTGCTACGCGCTGGAAGAGTTCTATAAGAACCACCAGACACTCGACACCCTGAGGGCTGCAGCCGAGGCGCTCCACCGCAAGTATCCGCGCGCGCTCTGGTACGCCGACCCCTCGCGACCCGACGCGATCGAGATGCTCCGGCGCTCCGGTATCCGAATGCAGGGTGCCGCGAACGCGATTGAGGACGGCATCCTGACTGTCGCCACGATGCTAGTACGCCGGGGAGAGCCTGGTAACGAACGCTCGCGCCTCTACATCGCGCCTGGGTGCAAGAACACGATTCGCGAGTTCGGCATGTATCGCCGGAAGCGCGACGTCCGCAACCGAGACCAGATTCTAGACGACCCCGAAGACAAGCATAACCACGCGATGGACGCGCTGCGATATGCGATCTTCAGCCACTTCGGCGCGCAGTTGCGGACGTACGGCACATGACTTTCCCCGCACTGCTAAAGGTCGAAACGCTCGACACCAGGCACCCGAACTATACGGCGGACGTCTGGAGCGAGCTGAGCGACCTGTACGTGGGTGGGTACTGCATTCAGAAGAATGCAGGCAAGTACCTTCCCCGTATTCCGGGCGAGTCGGACGCGAAGTACGACGTCCGCAAACGGTGCGCGGGGTATGTGCCCTACATGGGCCAGATCGTCGAGTTCTTCGCTGCGAATCTGTTCGCACGCGAGGTGACGGTTACGCCTGCAGACGACCCGGAGAGCGCCGACGAGTTCTGGGACGAGTTCTCGCAGGACGCGGACCTCGCGGGCCACGACCTATCTAAGCTCCTGCGCCGGGCGTTTACGGACGCGCTGGTGAAGGGTCGCGGCATTCTGGCTTGCGACTTTCCCGCAGCTACGGCCCCGGTGGTTACGCGTGCGGACGAGGAAGCGGCAGGGCTTGCGCGCGGGTATGCGTTCCCGATCGAGGTCGAGCACCTGATCGACTGGGAGAAGGACGACCACGGACGGTTTACGTGGTGCGTGCTCCGGCGAGAGGTCGAGCGCCGCTCGTCGGTGTTCGTCAAGCGCGCGCGCGCGGTGGCGTACAAGGTCTGGGTGATGGGTCCCGAGTTCGCCGAATGGGCGATTTACGAGGACTCGGAGCCGGACAAGAAGGACGTTAAGGGTCGCGAGATTCCTCTGGTTGCCGAGGGGAAGACTCAGTTTCGGCGGATTCCAATTCTCGAGCTCGAAGTCCCCGAGGGACTCTGGGTCGGCAACAAGATCGGCCCCCTCGCTCGCGAGCACTATCAGCGCCGGTCGCTGCTGGTCTCCGCCGAGAACCACAGCATGGTGGCCATTCCGGTCGCCAAGCTGGGCCCCGAATTCGGCGCTGCGGGTGGCGAGATGCCCTCCGAGGCGCAGCAGAACCCGCACCGAGGGGACGACCCCGTACGGCAGTTCGAAACGCATGGGTTCCTGAAGATCGGTGCCGGCGACTCGTTCGACTTCGTTGCCCCCGACGGTGGCGCGTATCAGGTCGTGGACGAGCAGCTGGCTGCACTCGTGGACGAGATGTTTCGCGTGGTGCACCAGATGGCTGCCAGCGTGAGCAGCACTGCAAACGCGGTCGGCCGCTCGGGCGACTCTAAGGCTGAAGACCGGAACGCGACGGAAATCATCCTGACCGCGTACGGGTCTCTCGTGCGTGACTTTGCCCAGACGCTTTACGAGACGCTCTCGGAAGCGCGCGGTGAAGACGTCGAGTGGCAGCCGCACGGGCTCGATAAGTTCCGCCTGACGGATAAGGCCGCACTGCTGGAGGAGGCGCTTGCACTCGCCAGCATCACGATCCCGTCGAAGACCTGGCGGCGCATGAAGCTCAAAGAGCTTGCACTCGGCATGCTCGAGAACGTCGAGCCCGCGGTGCAGGCAGTGATCACTGCGGAACTGGACTCGGCAAGCGATGACGAAATCATGCCGCCTCCACCCGCGGAAGAGTTGACCGGTGGACCAAATCCACGAGCAGGCAGCGCGGGACCTCCTAAGGGCGGAAGCCCGTTCGGTAAGTGAGGCACAGGCAGCCGCACGAGCCGCAACCCCGAAGCTCCCAGTCGAGACGGTGGCAGCGATGCTTGCCGCTCGGCAGGGGGCTGCAGCGCTCTCCGCGGTGCTAGCAGCGGTGCTGCTC